GAAGCATTTGTTGAAGATATGTTTTTAAAGTTATAAACATCTCCACTTATTCCTCCTAATTTGACATCATTTGAAGTAAAGAGATTTGCTCCAAATAATACTGCAATTGATATTGAAATTCCTAGTATAAAATTTTTCATTGTTTTTTATAAATTAAGTTTTTAAATTGAGTCTTAGACTCATCTTTACCCCAGTAAAGGGGCAAAGTGAATCCGAGACTTTTACAAACAAGTTGTACTTGTTGCGTAAGCTGGAGTTGTAGAACCTGATGCGAATGATATTTTTGTAAAATTCGTACCATTATAAACACACAAACTTGTAACTGAAGAAGTTGCTAAAGTAGCAATCCCAGTGAAAGTTGCTGTTGTACCTGAAATACCTGCATCTGAAGATATTGTACTTGAAGCTGCTAAAACTCCTGACAAAATCATATTTGTTCCAGTTGTTGTAGTAGTACCAAATGTAGCAGTACCCGTTGTTGTGATATTTCCAGCACTATCTATGGCCAACTGATCTGTAAGACCAGCAGTTATTCCATAAACAAACTTATCTTGCGTATATCTAACAGACCCTAAATTGCTTGATGATGGAGCAAACATTGCTCCAAACACGATACCAACAATCAAAGCAACTATGGCTGTGAGAACTATTTTTATATTGTTACTCATTGCTTTGTTTTAAGATTCTTTCCCTGTCTCAAAAGAGACAGGTTATGAATCCTATTTGATTATTGGTTAATAACTTGAAGAATCTATTTCTACTCTAAGCAATCTTACAGCCATATCGTGGAAAACTTTGGCACCCCATAATGCTTTTGGCAAAATGTTCATACCATCTTTTCCTGCTGATACTGTTGAAGCCATCTTTACAGATGGATTCTGTTGAATAACAACATCGATAGCTTTCTTTTCTCCTGCTAAACAAAGTTGCTTCTCGTAAGTAAGAGTTGCTTGTGCTGTACCTGCTACTACTGGATATGAACCTCCTTTGAAGTAAATATCAATGTAAGTTGTACCATCAACTGCAAACCATCCTCTCTCTGCCTTTGCTAGGTCTGAACCTGACAAAGCTACGAATCCTGTGTTTGTATCTTCTGCTACTGATGTACTTGGAGCATTTATAGCTGCGACTAGAATATCTAGTGTATTAGCTGTAGCTGCACCAATATGTACATTTGCTGATGTTACACCTAGAGTGTCTTTGAAAGTCAAAGTAACACCATCAATGATAAGTGTTTCATCGTTTGATGGGTTATCTGTAGGAGTCCATCTGACCATTCCTGTAAGGTTGTTTGTTACATAAAGGTCAAAACCCATATAGTGTCCAATATTTCCTGATTCTCCTGTCTTATCTCCCAATACTGATTCTCTACCGGCTAGGTAAGTAAGCAATATTTCTTCAACTTCAGAAGACATAGCAAAGAATCTGTTAGCATTGCTAACATTTGAATTTGTTAATTTTCTTTTTGTAGTTGTAAAGAGTTTAAGAACATTTGAAACTGACAATGGAATAGCGGCACCTGCGGCTTGATTTCCGTCAATATCATTGTAATCAACTGAATCAGAAGCGTAATAAGCTCCAGTGAACAAAATAGACGCATCTATTTGGTTTGAAAGTCTTGTTACGATTTCAGAAGACCAGGCTTCAGCGGCATCCCACTTGTTTTGAATCTTATCTACATCGTCAACATAGATAAGAGAAGCGAAGATTTGGTCAACTGTCAATGTATCGCTTGTAGCGGTAATTGCTTGAGCTGTCAAAGCTGTTCCCTTAGTATATTTACCAACATAAATATCTGCTCTGTATGGGCGGTCAACGATTTGACCATCTTTTAATGATGCCTCTTCTTTTCTTGAGCAAAGATTAAGAGCGACATTCTCCTTGTACAACTTTTCTCCCATAATAGAAGACCAGTATGTTGGAGATAACGGGGTTAATGTATTCATAGTGAATAAAATTTAGCGCACTTATTAAGTCGCAATTTTATTTCCATCCTGAACTATTCTTTGACTTTTGATACTCTCTGAATTTTGCTTTTTCTTCTGCCGGCAATGTATTGTAGCCTTCTTCTGTCATATTATCGAAGTCAACTGAACCTGAGTCTCGTGTTTTAAACGAATGATCTCCTTCTGTTGTCTTCTTCTTCACGACAGTTACGGGAATGTCGAGAGAATCCCGTTCGGCTCTAAATATTTTCGATAGAGGAATTTTAGCGTATTCTTCTGTGTATGCAAATGTCTTCAAATTGTCCTTGATTTGCAAAATTGCTTCGTCTGACAAATTAGGATTTTCTGCTTTTATTAGAGGCAAAACATCCTTCTCAAAATCCTTTGAATATTCAGCGCTTTCGAATGATTCATCTCTTTCCGCTTTGATAGTTTGAAGTTCTTTTAGGGCTTCAGTTACTTCTTTTGGAGTTGAGACTTTTGCTAGAATTGAGTTTTGAAGGTCCTTCAATAGATTTGGGTCCACATCCGGGTACTTCGCACTTAGTTCTTCGATAGAATCATTTAACTTTGCTTCATCCGCAGGGGTTAATTCAGACTTTTTGCTGAGTTTTTCAATTTGTGCCTTCAATTCATCGCGTTCTTTTTCAACGGATTCCTTTTGGCTCTCAGCAATTTTGAGTTTAAACACTGGAACAAACTTTGGTGTTCGCTCCACTTTGACTTCCGTCTTAGGAGTACCATCAGGATTTTTACCTTCTGCAACATTCTTATCTTCGATTGCTTTTTTATCAGCATCTATTTTAGCTTGTTTTTCAGCAGGTGTTTCTTCCTTTGGTGGGGTTACTTTAGAATCTTTAAATTCTCCATCTTCGCCCTCTTTAAGTTTTACATTTTCAGGTGTATAACCTTTTCCTTTTAAATCTTCCAATACTTTTCTCGCTATAGGCGATAGGGTTGTTGGGTCAATCTCATTTTTATTTTCATCAGGCATAATTTTTTTAGGCGTATGCTCTACGCTCAATTTATAGGACAGTTAATAATTTTCGCTTTTATGCCCTGTCTCGCACAACAAAAAAGCGACTGCATTGAAGCAATCGCTCTAATCTCCAAATGAATAAGTAGGTACCACGCTAAATATTCATTTGGGGACTCGGCCGAAAGCTCCAAATGGTTTGTGGTACTAACTTATTGATTTGTCAATGAACTTACAGACCTCTATTCATCTTATCAGCTAACTTTGCCGCTTTGGTTACACCAAGAACATTGCTAACTATCTTTCCATCTTTTCCTATAACAACTGCTCCTCCTTCAACTTCTTTTGCATAGAACTTTCCGGTAGCAACAACTCCTGAATCCTTTGATTCTACTTTTGCTTCGATTCCTTCTACACCTTCTTCAACTTTACTTTCTACAACTTTTTTTTTTGCCATTGTATTATTTTTTGATTATCTTTTTAATATCTAACATCGACTGCAATGTACCACCCATCATCTGATATAATTGCAAACCTTTCTTTTCATCGACCCCAAGAGACTTTATTAAACCTGTAAGAAATTCATTCATTGCACTTTTAAATGTCCCTTCATTCAATATCCTGATAAGAACATTTTCTTTCATCTCAGGTGTTTTAGGAAACTTTAAAAGGCTTTGTTTCCCATTGAATGATATGTATAACTCATCACGGATTGGATTACCTACCATAAATATAAGACCATTATTCTTATTCGCAAAATCTGCAACTTCTTGCATAATATTTGCTTCTTCTTTTTTGTTTTCTTTATTTTTTGCCATATCTTTTTATAGTATTTTTAACTCCACGAACTACTTTCTTTACGCCTCTTGTAATTATATCTTCACTTGGCATATCAGTATTCATTTTATTAACTTGGCTAATATCCTTATATCCCATTGATTTGACTTCTTCATCCATCTTTTTTTTCCTAGCATCCATTCTTGACTGATAGTTTTTGGCTACATTTTTAATAGTGTTTCCTGTGTATCTTTTTAAATTAGTTATGATTGACATATATATTTAATATAACATATTTTATAAATTATACCAATTCATCAATTTGTTTTTCAATCGCCTCCAAATTCTTTTCTCCATCTCTAAAAATAAGAACAAATTTTCTGTACATATTTCGTCTATCGAGTAGTCTATCTCTCTCTTTATCTGATAATTTTGATGAATCTGTTTCAACAAGTAAAAGATTGATATCTCTTATATCATTTGTGAATGTTTCTAGTATCAATTCGATACCTTTGTTTCCTCTAAGTGATGCAACAAATAAAGATTTCTTTGCACCTGACATCCAAGAATCTATAACCGCTTGATCGCCTGGAATCAAGAATTTATTCTTTGCTTCTTCTATTCTTTTTATGATTGGGTTTTCTATCATATTTTTGGCTCTACTTTAGTATTTAATGGTAGTCCGGTCTTTGGGTCAACTTGTGTCTCAGGACCACCTCCTTGACCATTCTGTTGCGCTTCAAGAGTCCTTTTAGCGTTCATAACTGCGTAATTTGACTGAGTTTCGAAGTAAGCCTCCAATTTTGTCATTTGCTCAGGTTTTAATATTTTCTTATTCTTTATCATATAATCAGTTAAAATCTGAAGAGTTCCAGTTGTACAATCAGGCATATCATCCGGTTCCTTTCCATCAAGAATCAATTCAATATTTTTATTTAAACGAGAAATCAATTCTGCTGTTGAATCTTCAGGATTCATACCAATCTTTACATCTTCTTCAGAATATCCCGCACCTTTCAATGTTTGTTCGAGCAACCAATTTTGATTTAGTTTAGCAACAAGAGAAGGGAATTTAAATATATCCTGTAATGCTTTTGATTTTGTTTCTCTTGAAAGTTTATCTTTTTCAATATCATCAGTTGATGTTAACACTGTAATATTATAATCAGGTTCAGA